TCCAGATGGATGAGGGGGAGAACATCCTCGCCATGCTGCTGCCGGGGGACTATACGAAGCACCTGCTGCTGATCTTTGAAAATGGCAAGGCCGCGCGCATCGAGCTTTCGGCCTATGAGACCAAGACCAACCGCCGCAAGCTTGTAAATGCCTGCTCGGACAAAAGTCCGGTGGCGGCGGTGTATCTGCTATCGCAGACCAACTACTACTGCCCTTTAAGGATAAAAAGGGAATTGAGCATATTGGAATTATAGATCCAGAGCATAGTGCATACGAGACTGCACGAAAAAGATATCCTAATAATAAGCCAATTGTAAGATTGCGTGAACCTAAAAAAATGAAGACGATTATGTATGACAATCTAGCGAAGATGATTAAGCAGAACGTCTTCAAGTTCACCTCATACGATGGAAAAGATTACCTTCTTGTTGGCGATGAGAATGATAAGAACGGCGAGTTTACACAGGTATTCTTGACCAATGAAGAAAAGGTTGCTCTACAAACAATTGAATTAGGCAAAACACAGTTGTCTTATATCGTTAGGTATGACTCCGCTAATGGTGGGGTTACTTATGAATTAGCAAAAGATAAACAAAACAAAATGCATGACGACGCTTCGTATACATTATGTATGCTTGGATACTCGCTATCCATGATGAGGCGTGGTCAGATCGTAAATAAAAAGCGAGAGGACGAATCGCATAAGAATTTCTTATTTAGTAAACGTCCAAAATTAAAATAGAGAGGGGGTGCGTGGTATCTCTGACAATATTGTTTTAAATGAAAAGATGAACCCAGACTATTGGAGATTTCAATACGAGAAGTTAAGGAAGAATGTTCTTGAGGATTCTTATAAACATATTTCTTTTAGAGGGTTCTTTTATAAAAAGTTTAAAAGGGAAGACATCGAAAAGATGTTTACACATCCATACTCTTATGAGTATAGCCTTAGAGCATTGAGTAGATACCTATATATTATATCTCCTCACTATAAGAGGCTGATTAATTATTTTTCTCAAATCCTTACATATAATTATACGGTTAAGGCTGGCAAGGTTTATACAAAGAAAATCGCAAAAAGTAAATATAAGAATAATTTTTACGAGGTTGTAAACTTTGCTGAAAAGATGAATCTCAAAAGAGAAGCGGAAAAAATGATTCGCATTGCTCTTAGAGATGGCATTGCAGTTGGCGTGATGGCATATGCCAGTAAATCACAAAGCGGATATTTTATACCGTTTGAGCCAAAAGGAATCAGAATAAGGTCTATTGAGGACGGGGCTTATATCCCGTCTATTTATTTGCCCATGTTTAGTGGCAATGAAGATTTACTTGATGGATACGGGACGGATATTGCCAAAGCCTATAAGAAATATAAGGAAAAGTTAAAGAATGGTAAGACAATTACCGAGAATGATATGTGGTATGAATTTAAGAATGGTTTTGCTTTAGTGGCTGACGACACAGACCCTTATCATTTCTTGCCTTATTTTGGCAACCTCATAATTGATGTGCTACGGCTTAAAGATGCTCAAGATATACAGGCACAACACGACGAAAATTCAAATTATAAAGCACTATCTGCAAAAGTTGATACCGACGACGATGGCGTTCCCAAGATGGCATTCAAGGATGTTAAGGAATACTATGACCAAATGGCGAATGAATTACCTAATGGCATAGGATTGCTTGTGTCTCCTTGGACAATTAGTGATCATTCATTTCAAGAAAGTGCTACTGCTGACAGGGATGCTGCCCTATCTGCCGTCAATAATTTTTGGAGAAGCGCTGGAATGCCAAACACGCTTATGGGCGGTGGAACGCTTACAACGGCAAGCGCCATGTTACTAGCAGTGAAGCCAGACGAGGCATTGTCTTTTTCATTGCTTGGGCAGTTTGAGAAAATAATCAATCGTGTAATTAAACTTATGAATCACGACTACTTATTTAAAGTGTCGTTTCTATATCAATCAATTTTCAATAGCACAGAGGTGCAAAATAATCTATCGAAGGGCGCACAATATGGGTTGCCTGTAAAGATGGATTATGCCGCTTCTCTTGGGCTTACACCTTGCGAGACTGTTGGGGCTTCATATCTTGAGGATGAAATCCTTGGCTTGTCTAGCAATGTTTGGACTACACCACTTGTATCCAGTAATACACAATCTTCTTCTACTGGCGATGAGGGTGGCAGACCAACTGCTGAAGAAAGCGGTGGCACTGTCGGCGAGGCTGGAGAGAAAACTAGGGACAATGATAGTAACCAAAACAGATAGGGGGATATTTTATGAAGAAATATATTTATGTTCTGGATAAAGAGATTGCCCTTATGTTGGAGGACGATGGATTAAAACCAATTACTACCATGAATAGCGGTACAGCCACAATCTGGGTTTTTGAAAACATTGGGCAAAAATTTTCAAAAGAAGACTCTCAGAAAGTTTATTTCTCCAATACGCTAAGAATGTGTTTCTAATGGAAGGGGGGAATAACTAAAATGAGTGAAAAGCGAATGCGTGTATCTTTTGATACACAAAAAATTGAAGCGCTCAAAAAGCTGAATGATGAGTTTATGCTTGTAAAAATATATGCGATGGCTCCGGGTAAAAACAGGAACATGACATATATATCTAAAGAGGATACAATCGAAGCTATTCCGAGCGCATACTATTGCCCTGTTATTGGTCATATCAGAGTATATGTTGATCCTGATGGTATTGAGCATCCTTACATGGGAAGCCATGATTTTGATATAACTGATGATTGGGAAATTAAAGATGTAACTAGACCATATGGTGTAATCATAGACGGTTCTGAGGGTTGGGAAACAATTGATGAACATGGAAAGGAAGTTGAGTATCTGACTTTTGACGCAATACTTTGGGTGGGAAGATACCCAGAACTTGAACAGACTTTCTATAGTGATGAAATATTGTTTAACCAATCTATGGAAATTAATATCAAGAATTATCGACCACTTGAGGAAGATAGTAATTATTGGGAAGTGCTGGGCTATACGTTCAGTGCTTTTTGTTTGCTTGGAAAAGCAGATGAAGATTCGACGAATGGACATACAGATAAAGATGTTGAGCATTCAGAACCAGCTTTTATCAGTGCAAGAGTAGAGCCGTATGCGTTTAGTCTTGACGAATTTAAGAAAGAGTTTTCTCTTCTTAAAGATAAAATCAGCAACTACATGTACAACTTTAAAATCAACTATGACAAAGTTGACACGTTTGCTGATGGAACTGTAAACGAAACTGAAGGAGGCGAATCTATGGCAGACGAAACCAATAAGATTGTTGACACTGCCGTTACTGATTTTGAGGAAAACTCTGCTGAAAACGAGAACGTTGAGCCTGTAACCGTTGAGCCAACAGAAAACGATAACAAGTTTGAAAATGGCTCTGAGGAAGGAGCGGCTGAAATGACCGTTGATGAAGAGCCTACCGAGAACGGTGCGGAAGAGGGAACAAACGAAGAGCCTACCGAGCCAGTAGAGGATGCGCCTGATTATGAGGCGATGTATAACGAGATGAAGAGTGCTTATGAGGGTGTTGTTACAGAATTTGAAACTTATAAATCTGCTCATACATACTCTAATGATGAATATCAGACTCTCGTTGAGTACAAACAGAACAGGGAAAAAGCGGACAGGGAGTCTGCTGAGAATGAACTGTTTGAGTCTTTTGCTGACAGGATTGGCGAAACAGAGGAATTTGATGCCCTTAAGGCTGATGCGTCCAAGTATAGTATTGACGATTTGAAGATTAGACTTTATGCGATTGTTGGTATGCATACTACCACCGTTAAAGATGAAAAGAAAGACGGTGTTATTAAGTTTGGACTTGGTGGCTTTGAAGAGGGCGAGAAAGAAAAAGATCCCTATGGAAATGCTAGGGAATATTACATGTAATGGAGGGAATTAAAAATGGCTAAACACGCAATTGTTAGAGTCGATGTTGCGCTTGGTAATAACGCTATGTCTGCGGTGAAGAGTGCTATGTATTATACAACCTACACCGCTTCTACTAAGACGGAGGGCGCAATTGATAATGCGAATATTGTTGAATTGAAAGATGAACTTGTAAATGGCGACAGAGAACTGATTGTTGCTACTACTCCTACTGCGGCTTCTACTAACCTTGCAATCGTTACGACTCCTGAGGTCGATTATGATGAGAGAAAGACCATTGAGGATTGGGAGAATGAGGCTGGCACTCCTATCCGTGTGCATCTTCTGAGCAAGATGGTTGGACAGGTATTTAGTGCTACCGCCGAGGCTTTTGATAAGACCCCTGCAAAGGGTGACATTGTTGAGGCACAGGCTGGCACAAAGATGAAGGTCGTTAAGACTGCTACTTCTGGATCTACTCAGATTGGCGTAGTTGTTGACGTTGAAAATGTTAATGGAATCACTTTCTATGTGGTTCGTGTCTAATTGGACTCTATAGAAAGGAATGGTGAAAATAATGGAAAGAAAAGATCTCGTAAGAATGGCTATTGACGTTCACAATAAGACTCCTCAGGGCAATTATTCCCTTGACGAGATGAACGATATTCTTAAGAAAGCCGTATTTGGTAAGGATTATGAGAACTATATTGAGAATGGTAAGTTTGATATTTATAGGGCTACCCGTGATGGTAAGATTGATTATGCTCTGATTGAGCAGATTATTACCGAGGGTACAAAGAGAACACTTGATGCCGCTTCTCCCCTGCTTGGTTATATCGATTGGCAGAATTATGCCGAGGGCGATACTGGCGAGTTTGAAATTCACGATGGCAATGAGAAGTTTTACATTTCTCGTATCGCAGAGGGTACACAGGGACTTCGCAGACAGAGACTGTTTGGCGGTCGTAAGGTCACAATTAAGCCTGTTCTGCATGGCGTAAAGATTTATGAGGAACTCCGCAGGATCGCAAGCGGTCGTGTTGATTTTGGTCACATGATTGATGTTGCCATTAAGTCCTTTGCACAGGAGAGAACTCTTGATGCATTCAAGGCAACCAAGGCTGTGTTTGATAGCATTGTCGATGTCAAGTACTATCAGAGCGGCACTTTTGATGAGGAGAAGATGGTTAAGCTTATCGACTTTATCGAGGCTAAGACTGGTCTGAAAGCATCTATTATTGGTTCTAAACAGGCTGTTCGTAAGATTACTAGTGTTAGAGGCAGTGACTCCAATACCGCTAAAGAGCAGATGTTTGCAATGGGTTACTATGGACAGTTCTATACGACTCCTATCTACGTGCTGAACAATGTTCTTGATGACAATGATCAGTTCCTGCTTCCTAATGACCTGTATGTCATTGCTGGCGATGAGAAGTTCCTTAAGGGTGTTGAGGAAGGAACAACTCTGATTATTCCGGGCAATCCTCTTAACAACGCCGACCTGTCTCAGGAATGGCTGATGGCTCAGAGATATGCTATCGAGGCTGTTATTGCGGCTAAGAACGGTGTATACAGACTTTCTTAATTTGTCTACGTTACTAGAATATACTATCGGGGACGGTGTAAAAACCGTCCTCATTTTTTGAAATAAAGGAGATTTAAATGGCGACTAC